ATAATGCCCTCTGCCGATACCTTCAGGCTGTTGGCGAAGTCGCACACCTGGGATGTGATGCGTCCCCGCCACACCACATAGCGGCCCTGCAACAGCTCCAGACCGGGCCGCATATAGGGCAGCTTGTCCCGGTAGGGATGATCCGGCGGCAGAGAGAACTCCATGGAGCCCGCCTTGCCGGCGGTAAGGTCCACCGACGCCGCCGAGGCGCACAGCCGGTCCACCTCGTTGGCGCCGCGCGGATCGTACAGGATGTAATCCCCGTAACGCAGCTGATAGCCAGCAAAGTCCTGCGCAGTCTCCTGGGGGTCCGTGCCACAGACGGCAAGCCCGGCAACAGCCTTGCCGCATACCGCGCCAGTGTAGCTCATAGCGATGCCTCCTGATAGGTGACGGACACTGTGGTCCCGGCTGCGGCCGTGACGGCAAGGGTGTTGCTGCCCGCCGCCAGACGGATGTCCAGGCTGCGATGGCTGCCGGCTGCCACCGCGATGTCCTTGCCGCCGAGGGTCAGCGTTGCAGCCGCCGACACCTCCACGGTGGGCACCGCCGGCCGGCGCTCGTTGGCCAGGGTCAGGGACAGCGTGCCCGATTCGGGCACGGTCCCCGTGACCGTGGTTTTTGCGTTCTTGTATTTCCACGGATCGCAATCAACAGTAACAGGTATTGTCTGCTTTATTTTGACAAGCTCCACCCGCCCAACGGAGCATCGCCCACTGTAATAATGGGCGGTGTCCTCGGGGAAGGTCACTTTCACGCGCTTGCCGTGGACTTTGTTGCAGAAGTCAGAAATCGTGGCAGGCCATTTCTTGCCGCTCACCGTGTCCACGCCGGTGAGCTTCAGTACAATGGTGCGGTTTTTGTAGGTCACTTCGCCGGTCAACACCTCGGAAGCGTCCAGCAGACCGTCCCGGCCCGGAACATCAATCATATTCGTGCGGACTTCCGGCAAAGAAATGGACTTGCTCGCAAGAAGCAGGCCGTATTCTGTGTAAGTGTCTTTTCCGTCAAAAAATACTTTTCCTATCATACAGCCCTTGCCTTCCTTGCATTGATTTTGGCCAGTTCTTCATCCATGCCTGGGGCAAGCAAACCGATAACCTGTCCACTGTCCATGATGACTTTCATATTTGCCAACATAGGCAAATACTGTTCCAGCAGCATTACAATTCTGCCGGAATCGCCACCCCCGCTTGTGCTTGCCGCTCCGTAAGAGCCACTTGTATAGTTTCTGCTGATGTTTGCATCTGCTGTAATGGTTCCAGCGTCAAAATTCATGCTGCCTTCAATGTCATTTTTCACAGACGCGAATTCATCGCTAAAGCCTTCGCCCAGACCTTCGGCCATGAAACCGCCGATTCCGGCAAAGACCTTGGAAGGGGAGTGGATGCCCAAAATGCGCTTCACGCCGCCGACAAGGCTATTCACCTTTTCGTTGAACCAATCCTTGATATTGTCCCACATTCCGGCAATACCGTCTTTCAGCCCCTGAACGATGTTTCTACCGATGCCGCCCCAGTCGTAGTTTCTGATTGTGTCGGCAATAGCAGCGATAACGCGCGGGACGGCTGCAATCAATTCCGGGATTGCCCCGATAATGCCGGTAATCAGCGATACAATGATCTGCGGCGCTGCAAGGATGATCTTGTCAAGGTTGTTCACGATGCCGTTGACGAACGCAATAATCAGCGTAGGGACTGCCGCGACCAGCTCCGGGATGCACTTGATAATTCCGTCAATCAGCGCAAACAGAAGATCAATGCCCATCTGGATAATGTTCGGCAGCTCTACAATGATTGCGGCGAGCAAGTTGCCAATAATCATAGGTACTGCCGCGATAAGCTGCGGAATCGCGTCAATCAGGCCCTGCGCAAGCGTCATAATCAGCAAGATTGCCGTTTCAATGAGTTGCGTCAAAAAGTCCGGGCTTGTCAGCATCTGCACAATCGTCAAGGTCACTTGCACAATGCCGTCAATAAGCGTGGGCAGGTTTTCTATCAGGCCATCCGCAAGGAAGAAAAGAATGTCGATTGCTGCTTGCGTAATTGCAGGTAGGCTATCAATGATACCCTGTCCCAATGCGCCGACAAGCGCAACCGCCGCCTGCAAAAGCGCAGGCAGGTTGTCTGTGATGGTTGTTATGACCATCGGGATAATAGTGGTAGATGCAGATGTAACAAGCTGTGAAATGCCGCCCAACATGACACTAACGCGCGGAATAATATTTCCAGCCGCCGTCTCCACGCTGCTGACAAAATTGCCAATCAGCGTATCAAGGTCTGCGTTGTCGGCTGCAATGCCGGTTATCAGGTTGCTCCATGCGGACTTTGCCGCGCTGACGCTGCCCTGAATAGTAGACGCAGCCTCTTTTGCCGTTGTCCCGGTAATGCCCATTTCCGTCTGCACCACATGGATGGCGTCTACGATGTCGGAGTAAGATGAAATATCAAACTTCTGCCCAGACAGCTTCTCCGCGTCCGCAAGCAGACGCTCCATTTCCTCTTTGGTGCCGCCATACCCGAGTTTTAGGTTGTCCAGCATGGTGTAGTTCTGCTTTGCAAAACCCTGATAAGCGTTCTGTATCATCTCCATGCCGGTGCCCATCTTATTGGCGTTGTCGGCCATGTCGGTGATGGCCTGATCCGCCTTCTGAGCTGCTTTTTCTGTATCTCCGCCAAGGCTCTGGAGCAGGGAGGCCGAGAAGCTGGTCACCGTGTCCATATATTCGTTGGCGCTCATGCCAGCGGTCTTGTATGCGTTTGCGGCGTACTCCTGCACCTTGTCCGATGCAGTCTTAAAGAGGGTATCGACGCCACCCACTAATTGCTCATACTCGGCATATTGGTCAATGGACGCCTTTGTCAGCGCCGCCATGCCAGTAGCCGCTGCTGTCAAAGCCGCAGCTCCCACCTTTGCCGCAGTAGCAAGGCCGCTTTTCAACTTGTCGGCAAAGCCGGACGCTTTGCCGGAAGCATTGTCCAGCCCATTTTCGTATCCGCTGGTGTCCAGCGTAATTTTTGCATACAAGTCAAACACGTTTATCGTCCTCACCTCCGACCTTTGCGATTTTTTCTTTCATTCGGTCAACGATTTGTTCCGGCGTCCTGGTTTCCTCCGGATTCGGCTCTATGAGGTCAGCATACCGCGCCTTGATATAGCCGCCCCCCACGTACCGCGCCGTGTTTTCCGCGATTGCTTTGAGCGCGTCTGTCACATAGACCCGGTATGCCTTGTCCACGCTGTCCTGTTTGGCGCGGGCAAGGGCATACCGCAGGAACGCCTTTACGCTACGGGGGCCTCGGTATTCTCCTGCGCAGAGCCAGAGGGTTTTTCTGTGCCCTGCGCTGAGATAAAAAGTTCCGTGAACGCTTCGTCTGTCATCAGGTCAATAAAATCCTTGGTCAGTTTTACCAGACTCAGAGCGCCCGTGTAAGCCTCCGGGCTTGTTCCCTCAATGGAGGACAGGATGGAGATTACATCGCCTTTATGACCGCGCAGAAGGGCGGGAACGGCCTTTTTTGCCTTCTGTAAAAGGAACTTCTTGGCTGTCATGCCATCCGGCAGTTGTTCCCGCTTAAACAGGGCGGCGGCGTTCTCGTCCTCCGCAATGTTGCAGATTGGCTCGATCAGATCTGCGATTACTTCCAGGGTGCGATCACCTTTTACGTCAGATAGTTTCATCAGCCGCCCACCTCCGCAGGAGCCGCGCTGTAAAACTCCATGGGCATCTCGTCCTGAGCGGACATGGACACATGGCCGGTCAGCTCCACGCTCACCTGGCCCTTGCCGTTTTTGGTGGTCTGGAGAGTAAAGCCGCCGGTGGACAGGGCGTTTTTCAGGCAGATAGCCACCATTCCGCCGTCGGCCCGGTCGCCAACCCACCACAGGTCTGCAAAGTCGGTCTGCTTCAGGTCTCGCCGGGGGGTGATTTTGCTCCTGTCGGTAGTGTCAATGTCTGCCGCGCCCAGGGCCAGCCGGATGGACTCCGTGGATGTTCCAAGGGAGGTAAAGGCCATCTTGCAATCCCAACCGTCCAGATGCTTCAGTTCCATCATATTCACAGGGCAGTTATTACAACTCTCAATATTGCACAAAAATTATTGCCTTTTTTCTCCGTTCCCGCCTATTATGGCCGCTTTCTCGGTTTATTCGTTCTGCTTGCTATTTCTTGGCGCACATTTTTAGCGCACGAAGGGCAGAAATTAAGGCTTTTTCGCCTCCGCGTCCTGCTCCGTTAACATTTCCTTAATCCTCGCGAGGACAAGTCCTGCTCGCTCCTCGTCGAGTGATAGGATTATACCGTAAGCGTAGATGCGTTCCATCATTTCACGCTCTGCCTTTGTCATCTCTCATGGCCTCCTTTCTCCCGGCCTCTGCGCCCAGACAATAGGCCACGTTTAGGGTTGTCCAGCGTCCGGCGTTGGTGTGCCGTTTCAAAATTTGCTCCTGATCCTTGAATGAGATAAAACGGCCCTTCAATGCCTTTTTCACACGCTTTTCCCATGCCGTGGATGCTTTGGGGGCCTCTGGCTCCACTCCGTACTGGTGGACGATTGCCAGCACTTCCCCATGAACTTCCACGCCGTTAGCCGGATACTCCCCGCTACAATCGTAATCGTCCATGTAATAGGTCTTTATCTTGTTCCCGTGCCGATACAGACGCACAAAACGCCTCTTTTCATCGTCAGGAAGGCTCACAAGGCACACACGCCCGTTAATATCATCCGGGATTTTGCCCAGTATCACAATGTCGTTAGGGGAGGCCCACGCAAAGGACGGCCCAGCCGATCCCACGGTGTAAAAGTTTGCCGCATTGGTCAGCATCTCACCGAATTTCATAATTGTACTGTTTTTGCTCATTGTCATTTCCTCCTTGCTTTTCTGTGCGGGAGGCGGTATACTATTACCGGCCTCCCGTGGTGGTTGGCTGTGGCTCCTATATCCGTTTAGCTTGGTCGGCGGTTCGGATATGGGGGCTTCTTTTATGCGATGCAGAACCGCCGCGCGGTGGTGGTCTTGGTGAACTGCTGCGCCAGATCGGGAAGCGCCTTTTTCAATGCGCTGGTGTCGATGCGGGAGGAAGTCACGGCCTTATAGGTCACTTTCCAATCCGTGCCGCTGATGGTGTCCACGCCCTCCGCGTCCATGTGCGCCTTGATGCTGTCCGTGATGTTCTCGATCTCTCCGGCCAGCTCGTCCGCCATGCGGCGCAGCTCCCGCAGCTCCTTGATCTTGTTGTCCATTTCGTTGATGCTCATTGTGTTTACCTCCATTTTTTACTTGCAAGGGACACGGAGCCGGGGGCCTTAAACATCTATGCTCTTCGGCAATCTCAATCTCTCTTATCCGTTCCGGCTTTTATCTTGCGTTCTTGGTTCGGCTTTCGCTTACTTCGTCCGCCTTGCCGTGTCCCTTGCTATGGTCTTATTATATCACGATAGCGTTATATTTCAATTGGCATTGTGTATAAAGATAGCGTTATATATTAGTGCAATTTGTTCAATTGCTATCGTTATATTTATATGTTATAATGCACAACATAAGGAGGTGAAAATATGACCGTATCAAAGGCGCAGAAAGCAGCAACGGCAAAATATGAAGCAAAAGTGTACGACAAGGTTCTCGTTCGACTGCCCCGTGGGAAAAAAAGCGAAATAGAAGCAGCGGCAAAGCCGAAGGGGCAGAGCGTAAACGGTTTCATAAGCGAGGCCATAGACGAAAAGTTGCAGCGGGACAACACAACCGAATAGCAAAGAGGCCGGGGCGATTTGCTCCGGTCTCTTTTTCACAGCGCAATTTTGCGCAGTCAGACAAAAAGATGGCGCTATCACGGTTTACTGTGTACGCCCATTTGACAATATATACAGGGTTTACCGTGCATTATTGTCTATTATTACACGGTTGACCGTGTTCCCATTATGTGCTATAATGCGGATAGTGGAAAAGGGTCGTCCATTCTATGGACACCCCCGCACACGCAAAAAGGAGGGAGTAAGTAAATGGCGGTATCAGACGCAAAGAAAAAGGCAAATGCAAAATGGGATAGTGAAAACATGGCTACGCTTGCTTGCAAGGTAAAAAAGGATCACGCCGACAAATTCAAGGCATATTGTTCGGAGATTGGCAAGACTTCCAACGCGGTCTTGCGGGAATGTGTTTTATCTTGCATTGGTGAAGCTATGGGAGAAAGCCCACAGAAGCCCGCAGGAGCGCCGCAAGGCATGGGGGCTATCCTTACCCCTGCCGCTCTTAAAACGGCGCAGGAGGCCGCACAGAGGGCCGGGGAAACGGTTCCGGCGTTCGTCTCTCGCGCGGTTGATATTCAAGCGAAGCGGGACGAGATCATGCAAGGGCTAAAAACAAAGCAGGAAGAGGGGGAATAATCCCCCTCTTTCCCTATTTGCTGGCTCTCTACGGGCTTTTGCTCATTTTTGAGTGGTCTATACTGCCAAAAGGCAAAACGCCGTAGAGCGGCGTTAGAACGCGAAAGCGGGGGCTTTTGCCCCCGCTCTCTATCTATCCGTTGTAATGGCACTAACACACTCTACACGCTACAGTACCTCGAAGCGCTGCCTGCCGCTGTACTTCGGGCAGGACTTCGCAAGGGAACAAAGGATAGGCAATCCCGCCGCCCTTGCTGCCTGCTGCCGGTCTTTCTCCGGCTGGTGGCCTTTGTATCACTGCCTCCGTTCAAAAGTTTTCGACAATCTCGCCGGAAAGCTGCTCCCACCACTTCCCCATGCTGATTGTGTGGGTAGGGGTGTCCCTGCGGTTCCTGGTCTGTCCGCTGCAATAGTCCGCAATCTTGGACAGATCATCCCATTCCCGCATAGTTCGGCTCTGCCCCTGGCCGCACACCTGGGCTAACTGGTACAGCGCCCCGCGGTCTTTCGCCCTGGTGCTGTCCATATCGTCAGCGGCCTCTTTTGCGTATTTTGCCACAAAGCGGAGCATGGTGGGGTTATCGTCGTACTTTTCCGCAAGGGAATAGAAATCATCGGCGGAGAGGATGCCGCTTTTCATCAGTTCCAGGCCGCTATGGTCAACCGCATCGGGGCTTGCAAGGTTCTCGCCGCGCACATCACGCTCCAGCGCGGCCCGCAGATCCGCCCTCAGCCCGTTAAACTTCGGCCAGATACGGGCATCCGCCTCCTTGAAGTCCATCTCTGCTTGCTGGTATCGCAATTCCGCCCGCTGGCGGGCCATAGCGCCGCCATTTCCGCGGGCCTCTTTCGCTGCCTGGAGTTTGTTCCACGCCTCCACATACTCCTGACGCGCCGCTTTGAACGAGGCATCAAGGTCTCTTGCATAGCTGTTGTATTTACTCATTTATACGATCTCCTTTCGATTACAAAATTTCCATAAAGCGCATTTCTCGGTACATGAAAATATATGGTGCTTGTCCGCAAACGGACAGCGTTTCCCGGTGGTCGGGGCCTCGCCGGTCACAAGCCCGCATCCATGCTCTCCATATAGAGCGCATTGTGGGACACACCTGGAAAGGAAAGGACACGCCCCCCAGGTCTTAGGCCGCTCCGCCTCGACGATCTTCGGGGGCGGGGGTACGTTCCCCATTTCAAACTCCCCGTAAGACGTTGTGATGGTCGGGGCGTACTCAATCGAGGCTCCCACACGACGGAAACGCCGCCCATGTTCATCTCGTTCCCATTCGCCGGGTTCAATTTTCTGTTTCATAATACTTTCCTTTCTTTTAGTCGATATTCGGGCAGGATTCATAACCATTGCGGAATACAGTATCCGCCTCATAGCTGACCTCAAAAAGCGGGGTATGGTAGCCGCTGCTGTCCTTTACAAGCTCGCGGTTTGCATCGTCCAGCGCAAAAAACGCCGGAATGATCTGCTTGTCCCATGTCTGCTTTTCAATGGCCTTGAAGCAATGCGGGCAAGTGCGGGCATAGTTCCCACTAATAGTGACACCCGATACGCCTGTGATGCTTCGCCCGTACACTTCCCATGTGCCGCCGCAATAGTGGCACTTGATACGCATATAGCCCATGAATTTCTCCTTTCTTTAAGCGCTCTGCCCTCGCTTGCGGTATATCTCACGGTCTAACGCATAAGCGAGGCTGTCTATACTGTGGTTGTCCCTGTCGGGGAGAGAGGAAAGCATATTGCCGTCTTTGTCCTTTTCGTATTCGTAGTTTGCAAGCTCCCGCGCCGCGTTTGGCGTCCTTGCAGGGTCAACCACAATGCGCCGGTGTTGCAGCCACTTGACACGATACGCCACGCATCCCGGCTCTTTGTGGCAAGCTCTGGCCTGCTTTAAGCCGTGGTCGCGTAGATCGCTTATAGATTTCGGCTCTGCTGCATCGCAATAAATGTCGCTGTGATCTTGAAAGCACAAGCCGCTTACCGGGGAAAGGTAGCTGCTGCCTTTGGTGTCCCCCTCCACAAGTGGGGCGATTTCCTCCGCAAGCTGCCGGTTACTCATGCCGCGCTTGTAAATCTCGTTCAAAATGTAGATTGTCTCGTGCTTACGGTCATAGCTGCATCGGATAAAGCAAGCGGGGTCTGCCGCAAAACCAAAGTCAACGCCGGAAAAGAAGTATTGCATATTCTGTACTTCCTCGGCGGTGATCTCCCGCACTTCCAGCGCCGGGAATACCTCCGCGCCGGTGCCGGTCGCCTCGCCTAAGTATTCGTGCCGGTATGCCTGCTCATTGACGGCCTCCAGGCGTTCAGCCTCCGCTATGAAAGCCTCGCCTAACCATTCGGCGGGTATGTCCTTATAGGTGGTGTGAAAGGTGATCCCCTGCGTGTCTGGCTCTGCAACAAACTGATTTGCCCAATTCGCCTTACTGATCGGCGGGTTGAAGCTGCGGAACACTTGCGGATTTGTCCCTTGCCCTCGCATGACCGATTGCAAAACATTTCGGGCAAAGTTTGCACCGTTCAGCTCTGCAAATTCTTCAAACCAACAATAGCGGAAAGTGCCACGCCGGGGCTTGATAGATTTTAGCTTGCTTGCATCGTCCAGCCCTCGAAAAAGGATCTGTGAGCCGGTCGGTCTGTATTCATACATCATCGGGGAAACGGTCGCTTTCCAGAGGTGGGAAACGCCCAGCATATCAATAGCCCATGCGATTTGAGAAAAAACGCTGTCGCGCATTGTCCCCGCCACTTTACGAAACACAATAGCGTTGCTCTGGCCTGTGGGGTCGCTCTGTATGCCGTCCACGATCTCAAGCGATACGAAAGAGCTTTTGCAGCTCCCGCGCCCGCCCGGAAGATTGTAAAAGCGGTGCCGCCCTGCTTTTATGTCCTCATGCAAAGGGAGATAGCACGGGGCTATATGTTGCTTTACATCTATGCTGTCAATAAGCGCCCGCGCCTCTCGCTGCTGCCGCTTGATCGCGCTGGTTGCCCTCACGCGGGATTTCAGACGGTCATAATACATCTTCGCCGCCCTCCTCCAGCTCCTTCAAGACGTCGTTAAACTCGGTGAATTTCAAGCCGTAGTCAAGCAGCGTCCGCGCCGCTGTAATGTGGTTCGCGCTCGTTTCTTCATCGTCTGCGACAATGGCCCCCAGCCGGTCTATTGCGGCGGTCAAATTCTGCTGTAGCTGCCTCGTTGCTCTGTCCATGACCCCGGCGGCGGCGTGTTTATATGCTGCCGAAAATTCAGCATCTTGCAGATACGCCCGCAAGGTACTTTCTCCAATTCCGGCGGCCTTTGCTGCCTCTGCCCTTGTTCGGCACACAAGGAGGGCTTGCAGCGCTTTTTCTTTGCGTGGTGTCAATATATCACCCCTTTCAATCGGCGTTTTCTGCGGCTTTCTGGCGGTCATAGAGCCGCATAAAGTCCGCAAGGTTCATTGTTACGCGCCACGGCTCACGGCTGCGGCGATGGAACACAACAGGCATACCGTCACGAAAGCGCTTGCTGTCCGCCTCTGCTTGCTTCATCCACTCGGAAAGCCGGACTTGCTCGCGGCGTTTGACCTCGACATGGACACCGGGCAAGCCCACAAGGTCAGGCACTTCACCGAAGGACATAGACCCGCCGCGCTCCACGATGTAACCATACTCTCGAAGAATGGCGGCAAGTTCTCTTTCACCGTCTGCGCCTTTTCGCTGTGATGCTTTCCCGCTCGTGTCTTTCCCCCCTTTCAATAAAGCTCCTCGTAAAATCGGAGTTCCCTAATTCTTCCGCTGAAAAAGTGGTTGATGTTATAATCACAATGCCGGTACTTTGTTGCAAAGTGCCGGTCGATCATGGCAATGTACCCCGCCGGGGAAACATCCTCATAATAGCTGCCCCTGTTCTCTTGATTGATATAGGGCATATCCTGGCATATTCGCACGATCTGGCTTGCTCTGATCGGCGGGTGTGGCCTCCCCATGTGCTTTTCGTACTGCTCGAAGTAGTACCGGAACACGGACAAGGCATCTTGCAAGCTGTAGACACTCTGCGGGTATACACTCGCGGTTATATCTGCGAATTTCTCAAAATCAAACGTCAATGAAAATCCTCCTTTCTTGATGAAATCCCTTATACCAGAAAGAAATATTGTTTGCTCTCTATGCAGGGGGTGGAATGGAGCGCGTAAGCGGCTCCGTTCCCTTTTACCTTTTTGGAAATGACTTGTCATTTCCCTTTTACCCTTATACAATGCGAGTTGTGAGTTGTGAGTTATGAGTTGCTATCCCCATACCTATAGCTAACCTATAGGATACCTATAGCTAACCTATAGCTAACCTATGGGATAGCTATTGCCCCATCTCGCGTCACCGCCCTTTTTTCCGCCTTGAACTTTTGCGTACCAAATGCCGCAACTTTCGTCGACTTTTCTTTTTATCCGATTGTATGTCCGGCGCTCGTTCTTCGTGAAATTCGGTAATCCTTCTGGCGTTTCGCCATCAATAAAATAATCGGCGATAGCCTTTATAACGTGGCCTGCTTCGGCATCTTCAAGCAATGAAAGAGATTCACAGGCTTCCAGAAAGAAGCTGAAATATTGCGGACGCTTATCCAGTGCGGCATAATCCGCCATAGTAAAGACACCCCCATCTTGCACATTTCCCATTCAATCGCCCTCCCTGCAACGCTTTTCATAGCGGCTACGGTCTTCGTCGATGTACGGACGAATTACACAAAATACGGTAAATGCGCCGGGGGTAAGCTGTGCCGTGTCGATTTCCTCACCGTCAAAATATGCAAATGCAGCCTTTAGACCTACTCCGGCGTCAGCGTCCGAAACCGAAGAAATAGCCGCCCTTTGATGGTAAAGCATTTTCCACCATGTCGCCCGCTTTTCTTTTTTCTTGTATGCCATTTGCTTAAACCTCCATTTCCAAAGTTGCTTTCAAAATTATATTTTCAGCTCTTATTACGGCCTCTGTTTTTTCGCTGGCCGGCATGATAATGCCCAGCGATTCCGACAGAATATTTTTATACGCTGTGCCGACAGCTTCATCGGGAATGGTAAAAAGATCATCCATTAACTGGTGGAGTTTGTATCTCCTTTCCCGTCGCTCTGTTTCCAATAGCATTTTTAGCTCCTTTCCACGGCATCCGCCGCGCATAGAATTTCTTTCGCCCTGTGCCGCATGGAGCGGACAAAACGCGCCTTTTCGTCCTCGTTCGCGGGGAGGTAATAGCCGGTCACATTGTCGCTCAATATGGCCGCGCCCGCTCGTCTCTCGGCGGAGATCATAGCCCGGACGGTTCGACCGTCGAGGCCGGTTATTCCCTCCAAATCTCGGAGGGGAACGGCGTTAGCCTGCCCGTGGCTCAAAAGGTCAGTTATTTTCATTGGCAAGGAATCTTTCCAGCTCGTCAAGGTTGACAAGCGTATAAGTGTAGCTGCCGTTAACGGGCTTGATCGTTCCATCTTTCACCCAGCGGCGCAAAAGTCGCGCGTTGATGTAGCTTCCGGGGTCTTGCGCCTTGATCTCTGCAACTGCTTTCGGAATAGTTCTAATTCGTACCATGATAAAGCTCCTTTCGGGTTAAAAATAAAAAGTGCCTATCGCTCACGCACTTTTACCATGCGTAAGTAATAGGCACAAAGGCACATTCAAAGGGGGATTTCTCCCCGTTTGTTTTGTCATTCAATTTTCTTTATTATATCACAAAAAGCGGGGTTTTGCAAGAGTTACGCCCTATTTTTATGCAAAATAGTTTCGCTGATACAATCCGCCGTTTTGTGTCGTGCTTCGTCTATGGCGTGTGCGTATGTGTCAAGCGTCGTTGATACATCGGAATGCCCCAGCATCCCGGCCACGGTCAGCACGTCCACGCCGTTTGAAAGCAAAACGGAAGCGGCGGAATGTCGGAACAAGTGCGGGTTAATATGGGGGAGGCCGTGCCGGTCACAAAATGCGGTCAATTCAAGATTCACATTTCCGGGGTTCATCGGCTTCCCGTTCCATCTTGGAAACACAAGGTTGTTATCTTCCCAAAGATCGCCCAGCCGCAGCCGGTCTTTTGCCTGCTCCGCCCATAGCTTGTGCAAGAGGTCAATAGTTTCATTGGGGAGGGCCACGCGGCGGCTGTTGTCGGTCTTTGTCGGGCCGCTCTGTATGCCTGTTTCGGGGAGATAAATCATGCTTTGATTTATCAGGACTTCCCGCCGCACAAAGTCCACCTTGTCCCATGTAAGCGCAAGGGCTTCCCCTCTGCGGCATCCCGTGGAAATAAAAAAGGTTATCAATGCGCGGAATGGCAGCGGCTCCCCCTCCAGGGCAGCAAGAACGGCTTTAAGCTGCTCCGGCTGTAAAGACTTGCTTTCGCGGACGCGCTTTTTCTTTGGCAGCGTTACACGCTTTGCGGGGTTATATTTGATAATCATTTCTTTGTAAGCTTGTTCAAGTACCGTGTAAATGATTGCGTGATAGTCTCTGATCGTCCCGGGGGATAGTGGCTTTTCGGCTCCCGTTAGGCTGAAAAGATCCTTTCGGCCTAAGTTCTTTTCGATTATGGCGGCGTTTTGGCGGCTGATTGGCTGATTTTTACATAGTCTGCGGATCAAATTCCCATAGACACCACACGACCGCGCAAAATCGTTGCAAGTTTTCCCCTCTGGTATAAGCTCTTTGAAGTCCACGGCGGGCAGCGCGTACACTTGCCATCTGCAGGCCCCAGGCTCGGAAAACTTCTTGTAAAGCTCGGTTAGGTGCTTCGGGCGGATTTCTTGAATAGGGATTTGCCCTATATACTCATTGATCCGCGCAGTTTGCCGCCGGACGCGGGCCAGCGTTTGCGGCTTGTCCCCGCGCTGCTCCCTTATGGTGTAGCAGTATGCGGCGTACTGTGCAAAGGTCTGTTTGTTATCTGCTTGAAAGCCGCTCATTAGGTCTTGTTCAAACTCTGTTGCCACGCGCTGCAATTCTCTGTTGAGTTCTCGCGCGGTCATGGGCTTGTCCGGCTTCCATGTCTTATAATGTCTGATTTGCCGGTTGAGGGCATCACGGCCCAGCGTGACCGTGATTTTATACGCCGTGCCGTGTTTCCCCTCTATCTTCCTAATGCTCGCCATTGTTTAAGCTCCTTTCCGCTCCTTGATGTTCATTACCCCCTCCCATTTACACCGCCTGCAAAAGGTTGTGACGCCATTACAAACGGCATCGGGGGCCAGCTTGTGCAGCTTTTGGCCGCAGACCGGGCAACAATACCACAACTGACCGTTTACCAATTTCACCACGCCGCCGCTCTCCTTTCTTGGCGCACATTTGGCGCACAACTTCGGCGAATAGGCGGGAACGGCTTGCAATTTTGGCGCACAATTCAAGGGGCAAACCCTCTCTTTCGCGTAAGTATTGCAACGGTTCGTTTTAATTGGCAAGAATATTGTACATTCACAGGGCAGTTGTCCACGTCCTCTCCCATGTCGGAGTAAGTAGGGACGCAAGACACATTGATGCCGCCGGTTGTGGCACACACAATGTCCTCGTCCTTCGGTGCGGTGGGAGTAGCCGGGGTAAAGTTTTTCAGGATGACACCCGCGTCGAGCTGCAATTCCTCAAAGGTGCTCTGCGGGATCGCGGTAAATTTGCCCATATTGGGTCTCCTTTCAGCTGAATGTCAGGTATTCAGCGGTAATGTTGATGTACCGGCGCTTAATGGCCGGGTCTTCCTCATAGGTTAGGCTTTGGCACAAGGGGGAACCGCGCTTGAGCCAGATATAGCCCTCGTCGCAGGGCAGATACACGCCACCGTAGCCGATGCGCTTGGACAACTCCTGGGCCTTCTCGTCTGGGACAGCTTCGCTCTCCGTGCGGAACCACAGATTGACCGTCAGGCCGACCTCCCCGGCATCAAAAGCGCTGTCGATATACTCATAGGTGCCATAAGGCATGACCACATCGTCTGGCACGCTGGACGCTCGGTAGAAGGGCATGAACTCGTTGAACCAGGCGTAGAGGGCTTTGTTTTTGGTCATGTGGTCAACGCCCACCTTTCCGCCGTAAAGTATTTTAGCTGCATCGTGGAGGACTTGGGGGCCTGCTTGTTCTCCGGATTTGAGGTCACGCGGTAGGTTTCGCCGGTGGTCTTGTCTTTGAACACGTCGTTGTACTCGATGGGCACGGCCTTGTCTACCAGGACGGAATACAGGCTGGTCACGCCTTCTTTTTCCGCTCTGCGGGCCTCCATGGAGGTATCCAGTGCCTGGTAGTTGGTGAACTCAGCGCCCTCCACCCACTCTACAAAGTGACCGCCCGCACCGTCCGATACCCGGCGTTTTTCCATGAATACACAGGTGCGGGAAAAATCATCTAAAAGGCTCATCAGATCCCCCTAATTCTCCGCCAGTCGTTCAGGCGGCTCTTGAATACATCCTGCCAGCCGACGGCCATGCCGCTGGCGTTGGTGGCTTTGCTGTAGGAGTAGCCGCCAAATGATTCTGAGGTAAACGGCCCTGGATCCCCGTTCTTCGTCTGCCATGCGTCGATTTCTTCGGCCAATTCAATCACCGCCTTCGGAACAGCCAGCGCCCACACGGAGCCGGTAAACGTCTCGTCGGTCAGGTCTGCCACCGGGTACTGGTGGAGCCCGTCATTGAATACGGAACCCACCACCCGGAAATACTGGCCGGTTTGCAGAAAGGGCAGCGTGAGCTGC